CTATCCTACAATTTGAAATCAAGCCACCATAACCAGCAGCAGCAGAAATACCCACTGATTCGATATACGCGCCTTGAGCATTGAGTAACCAACGATCAACAGTTGTAGCTGTCTGACCTGTTGCAACGTTATCTACTATCTTGATACCTACATTACATGCTCTTGTGATGCAATCTTTTATAATCCCACCATAACATGTAACTGTATTTCCGCCACTAATAAAGATGCCTCTTAAACCAGAATCAATCAAGCATCTCTCAACAACGTGCCTATCGCCTTCCATCCAAATACCATCAGAATAAGCAGTTGCAGTAGGAGTTAGATTCTCAACAGTAAGATCATGTACATAACCACGAGTACCGCCTTCATCACCTTCATAATAAATTGCAGGTGTATTATAACCAGAGTCGTGATTACCAGCTACCCGAAGACCAGCTATCTCAACATCATAGGCCTGGACTAATATAGTAGCATTAGCAGATGTACCACTTGCAGGATTGATACGACTTATGAAAGGTCCACCAAGACCCATAGCAAATCCATAGATACGTACCATAGCTTTGTCAACAATTACATCCTCTGTTAATGTACCAGGCATAATATAGATAGTGTCACCCTTATTATCCGTACATTTAGCAAGAGCATTATCAACAGAACCAAGAGCTTTGGTAGGTTCTATTCCAGAATTACTATCACGACCACTTACAGGATCTACATAAAACGTAGTGCTACCTGGTATGGCATTAGATCCACCGCCTCCTAATACAGGTATCCCAAAACTTGAAATACCGTTTGGAAAATTTGTTAAACCCATTGTATCCTCCTTAAGGAACATCCCTGGGAGTCATAAGCTCCCAGGATGCCAGCCCGATTCTACGGGCTCTTACCCAGTTATGTTACGTTGTGACCGTATATGAACTTGAAGTCACTGAATCCATAAGAATAACGAGTATAGGTACTCCATTTTGCAATGTAAGTATCGAAGTCCTTATCCTTGTTGAACTCTATAGGAATACGATTGAACCACTTCAAGAACATCTTAGTCATTCTTGAATCCATCGCAAACCAGTTGTTGCTGTCGTTAAGATAATCCCACACGATTATCTTATACTTTCCCCTAGAGAAATTAATATCGTTGTTAGCAGACCCAACATCTTTGTCTGTGCCAACGATAACCCTTGCGGTTTCTTCAAGAGCAGGAGGAACAAGAATCGTATCCATCCTGGCAGTAACAAGGTTATCAGTCTCATCAGTGAAACCTCTCATTAAAAGCCTTGTGGCTTCTAAAGCGGTCTGTGATAAGGCAGTAGTGCCCGTGTTACTTACAGTAGTATCTGTACCCACATACGTGTGTCCAGACGCACAAAGTGCCTGTGAATCGCCTCCAGAAAAGATAGTGGTGTTGAAAGCATTGTTAAAAATACTCGCACCATGTTTCTCTCTGGTCCTTCTTGCTACCATAGCTAAGGATGCAGGCCTCTTATTGATTACACTGTAGAGATCATCATCTACGAGCTTTCTCTCAATCTTAATACCTTTGCACCATTCCCTATGGGTATAGGAAGTTCTGTACTGTTGCCTGAAGTCACCGTAATTGATGGTTCCATCAAACTCAGTAAGATCACCCATACCACCTATACCGAGGTCGTACTCGGTAGCTTTGTTTGATTTTTCCATACCAAACAGAGAATCTACTTGACCTTCAGGTAATACGTACTCATCCATGAAGATTTTCCTTAACCCTGGATCTAATAGATAGGCAAAATTTTCACTACTTATAACACCCATTTATTACCACCTCCTGTTGTCTTACTCCTGTACTCCGAACAGATGGTCTTTAAGCATGACATCATAATAGAAATGAGGACCTGTATTACCATCTACGATGTTCAGGTTATCCATTCCATTATGTCTTGCAGGCCTCATCATTTCGATGCCAGCCCCGACATCACACACTGTTTGTAGAACCATCAAGTTTGTTGCCTCTTTCACATTCTGACAATCACTTGAGCTGCATTTGGTACCGTCAGCTGTCAAGTTGAAAGCATAGTTGTTTGGAGGTTGGATCAATACTACCGTGTCACTAGAAGTACCGGCAGTTGTTAAAGCGCTATCCATTGTACAGCTACCACTTGTTGCAGCAGTGATAAGTCTTAAGCTACCTTTAACACCAACTGCTGTTAAAGGAAAATAAGCGAAATACCCATCAATGTCATCTGCTAAAGTACCAACTGTTAATGTAGTAGAACTTGTGCTTGTAATGGCCTGATCGTCAGCAGCTGCCAACGAATGCTCTGTCCTATATATTGCAAACGGGTTTATGATAACTTTCCCGTAACAAGGACCTGTGGTAGTGCTATAAGCACTTGCACAGCTCGGTGAACTAGATGTATCAACGGTTTCATTCATAACGCCTACTGCATCTATGCAGGAATTAGCGGCCGTTGCACTATAACCAGTTACCAAAGAAATGCTTTCGTCATTGCCTGAATCAGGATCTGTGGTACCTTTCATTACATACTCACCGTATACTAAGGTTGCGCCATCATACACAGGCATATCCCTTAATATAGGCTCTGCTCCGGTTGTGTCATATCTCCAAATAGCCATCTCTTATTACCTCCTTGTTTTGCTCCCTAAAACTAATGCTTCGAACTTATTCCGTTTGAAGGGTGCATACGGATGAGTGGGTCTATTGCTAATATCATACTGGTATGCCAACCCGCACTTCCTACAACGAAACCGTAGTCTTGTGGGTGTAACATCTGGTAATCTCCTATTAGCTGTTGACCTGCACACGGGACAAGTTAGCTCGCCCCTATACGCACCAGGGTTTATTTTCTTAGTAAAGATACCCATGTATCCTCACTTCTTAACGTTTTTAAGGTAGTCCTCTATAGGCATACCCATTACAGCAGCAGCGTTAATCTGATCTGCCGTTGGCTTAAGTACCGCAGGCGGAGCCTGTGGCGAAGCCGATGCACCTTCAATTCCCTGGACGACTTCTCCAGCCTTGATCTTGCGTATTATATCATCTATAGCTGCTTGCTTTATTCCATCGGTGTTCTGGCCTTTAGCTAAGAAATACGCTGTATCAACGGTTCCTGGGTTTCGTCTCTGATCTGGTTTTACCATACGAACATAACGCTTAATCTGACTCCGATAAGTCTCAAAGTCAGGATACTTTTTAGCCGCTTCAAATTCTTGGGCATCAAGTATTGACTGTGTCTCATCGTAATAAGAAAGTGCCATGCTCAGCTCTGTTCGCATTGCATCCCTAGGGTTTTCATCCCACATGTCTTCCAATGCTCTCGCATTGTTTTGCATCGTAGGACTGGGTCCATAAACTGGAGTAGCAGGATTAGGGTTGGCTGGTGTTATCCCATACTGTTGATGTACATTTGCCAACACACTCTTCAACTTATCCACTTCCTCTTTTATGGTCCTTGTCTGTTCCCTTGATTCATGCAGTGCACTTAAAGGTACAGTTGGGTTCGGTTCCCCTGGTTTTCCACTAGCCGGTGGAGTCGGGTCACCTTTCGCAGGTGCAGGCGGATTGGGATTCGGATTTTCGGCTGGAGTCCCTGGAGCCGGATTCGGATTGCCCTTAATAGGGTCTGGCATTGTAAGCCTCCTTGGTTTAACGAACCTGTTAACGGTCGGTCCGGTACCGAATGTTACTGTTCTTCGCGATTCTTTACATCTTCAGGTATTCTCTTAATCTCCTCGTAGACCTGTATCCTAAGTTGATTAGCTCCTAAGTCGTCCATGTGACAATTCAAGAGTTGATTAATGCGTCCCTGAATCCTATGTTCTAATTCATCTACCACAATCTTCCACTCTTCTGATAAACCGACTCGCTTAGCTTGTTCTAAGTTCATCATCTCTGAGGTCCCCCTTGTGCTGGTACTGGTTGTTGATTAGCCCCCGCTCTCGGCCCTAGCATCTCAGACTTGATTTGCTCTGGGGTAGCCCCTTCACCGAGCCTTTGCTGTATCATGAGCATATCGTCAGTTGTAAGTTGCTCGGTTCCCCGTGTTTGCTGTAGCGGAGTCATTAGTTTCTCTATATCCTTAAAACCCATGAGTTCGGCTATACGCTTGTTTATCTCCTGGCGGTTCACCGTTGGGTCATTAGCAGTAACTTCCTTGAATCTTAATAGCTGACCTACCATGGTCTCCTTATTAAGAGTCTCAGAAATACCAGTTGGAATGAAATACACCTTTGCCTGTAGTTCCTGAGGTGTAATCTTTATAGGTTCTACCTTACCATTCTTACCTGTTATCTGTACCCACTCACCTTCTGTCATAAACTGCTTAAGGTTACTAAAGAAGAACATAGCTAATTGAGCTATGAGGTCAGTTTCCATCCTTCTAAGCACAGGTCTAAACCTCATGCCGGCCGCACCCTGTAGAAGTTCGATCCCCATAGCCGTGCGGTGCTCTGACCCTATCTCAGGCATCAGGTTGGCTACAGCACCAGTAGCCTCTCTAAAGTCATTCTTAGCCATTTCCTCTTCTTTATAGGAACTCTGTGTCACA